GAGCGCTGAGCGGAAGACGTCGGCCAGGTCGAAGCGGCCGATCGCCATGGCGGCTATCTCCAGTGCCCAGAGCGGTTTCGGTTCGGGCAACTGTGCTTGCTCATACATTTCGGGCAACTGTGCTTGCTCATACATTTGGTAGGAGCGCAGGGAGACGCCCAGTTCGGTCGCGAAAACTTGCTGCGACTTGCCGCAAGTCTTGCGTAGGTCACGCACGGCTTCATTGAGTGTCATGATTGCTAGCATATCTTACATCAGTTACGCCGGCGTGAGCCTTTCTAAGTAAAATAGCCGCATGAAGACAGTCCGGTTTCTGACCAACTATGTGGAGTGCGGACGCAACTACTCCAAGCGCGAATTAGTGGAGTTTAAAGACGCCACCGCAGACCGTCTGATCGGCGCCGGCGTGGTCGAGCTCTACGTGCCGACGGTGCCCGACCAGAGCGCGGAAGTCGACTCTGGGGATGAAGATTTCTCTTGACAGGCAGGAAAAAAGCGGCTAAACGTAGCACAAATTGATGGTGCTTTTTCCAAGTGCGCTACGGTTGCAATTCCTGATTCCGAACGATGCAATAAAGGCCGCCCGTTGCAGGCGGCCTTTCATCAATTCGCAGTAACTCTGGAGAGTAGGGTAACTCAATTCGTTCCAGGGTGCAAGTGTGTTGATGGGGATCACGGAGTATTCCAGGTATCGCGGCTGCGAATTGAACGCCGTCCAGGAAGCGGTGGCCGCCGGCCGCATCCAGCGCAATGCGGACGGCCAGATCGATGCGGAGCAGGCCGACCGCGACTGGGAACTGAACAGCATCCAGAGAACGGAAGAGCCCAAAGCGGCCCGGGGACCACGCAGGGGGGGAAAAGGTCGGGGTTCTCGGGCCGCCGCGGTGGATGACGACGAGCGGGTCACCGTAGCCGTACCCGGCATCCCTTACGCGCCAGCCCGGGCCTTGTCCCAAGTCTATGAAGCGCAACGGCGCGAGCTCGTAGTCGAGCGCATGCGGGGCAGCATGGTACTGCGTTCGGAAGTCGAAGCCGAAGCGCACCGGCTGTACCGGCAGATGCGTGATGCCTGTCTGCAGTTGCCGGCGAGACTCTCCGCGCAGTTGGCCGCGGAAAAGGATCCGCACCGCGTGCACGCTCTGCTGGCGGAAGAGATCCGGCAGTTGTTTCTGGACTTCAGCGATGGCAAATTCGAAGAGCGCTGAGATCTATCGCCGGGCGGCGCAGGAAGCCGCGCGGCCGGACCCGGAACTCACCGTTTCCCAGTGGGCCGATCAATACCGCTACCTGACTGAACGTTCCTCTGCGGAGCCAGGACGATGGAAGACCTCGCGCGTACCGTTTCTGAAAGCCATCATGGACGACCTGTCGCCGGCGAGCCCGGTGGAACGGGTGGTGTTCCAGAAAGGCGCGCAAACCGGCGGCACCGAATGCGGGAACAACTGGATCGGTTTCGTGATTCATCTCGCGCACGGTCCCATGATGTGCGTGCAGCCATCGATCGAGATGGCCAAACGCAACAGTAAGCAACGGATCCAGCCGCTCATCGAAGACTCGCCGGTGCTGCGTGACCGGGTGCAGGACGCGCGCGAGCGGGACAGTGGCAACACGCTGCTCGCCAAGGAATTTCCCGGCGGCATCCTGGTGATGACCGGCGCCAACTCCGGCAAGGGCCTGCGCTCCATGTCGGCCAGGTACCTGTTCCTGGATGAAGTCGACGCCTATCCGGCCGAAGTCGAGAAGGAAGGCGACCCGTGCGAGCTCGCGATCGCCCGCACCCACACCTTCGCCGAACGGGCCAAGGTCTATATCGTCTCGACTCCCACGATCTCCGGCCGCTCGCGCATCGAGCGGTACTACGACGAGAGCGATCAGCGACGTTTCTGGGTGCCGTGTCCGCACTGCGGCCGCATGCAGACGCTGGAGATGGAGCAGTTGCGCTGGCCGGCCGGACAGCCACACAAGGCGGTCTATCACTGCGTAGGTTGCGGGCGTGCCATCCAGAACCACGATAAGACGTTCATGTTGGCGCGCGGCGGCTGGCGGCCGGAGCGGGCCGCGAATGCGCGCGTGCACGGCTACCACATCAATTCGCTCTACTCGCCGGTCGGCTGGCTCTCCTGGGGCAAGATCGCGGAGAAGCGCGAAGCCGCCGGCAAGGATCAAGGGCTGCTGCGCGTGTTTCGTAACACCGTGCTCGGCCTGCCCTGGGCCGAGACTGGCGAAGTGCCGGATAGCGACCGGCTGTACGAGCGCCGCGAAGATTATGACATCGGACGCCTGCCGGAGGGTGGCTTGCTGCTCACCGCGGGCGTCGACATCCAGGTCAACCGCATCGAAGCCGAAGTGGTGGCCTGGGGCCGCGACCGGCAGTCCTGGTCGATCGACTACCGCGTGTTCGAAGGCCCGACTAACCAGCCGGCGGTCTGGCAGAAGCTCGCCGCGCTGCTCGATGAAGAGTTCCCTTCTGACGCCGGCGCGAACGTGCGGATCAAGCGCTTCGCCATCGACTCAGGCTACGCCACCACCACCGTCTACGACTGGATCCGCAAGATGAATTCGCCGCGCATCATTGCGGTGAAGGGCGAGTCGCATGTCTCGAATCTGATCGGGCGCGCGTCGGCCGTTGAGCCGTCACCGCAGGGCCGGACCGTGAAATACGGGATCCGCGTCTGGCCCGTGAACACGTTCATTGCGAAAGAGGAGCTCTATCGCTGGTTGCGGTTGCCGGTGCCGGACTTCTCGCGCGGCGAAGAGTGGGCGCCGGGCTTCTGCCACTTTCCCATGTACGGCAAGGAGTATTTCGAGCTACTCACTTCCGAGCACCTGGTGACGCGCACCATCAACGGGCGCCGTTTCTCCCGCTTCGAGCCTACCCTCGAGAGAAATGAAGCACTCGACTGCCGCGTCTACGCGCGCGCCGCCGCACTCAGTCTGCGCGTGGATGGCTGGTCGAAGTCGAAGTGGGACGACCTGGAAGATCAGATGACGGTTTCTCCCGTGGCATCGCCGGCCGCAACACCGAGATCCGTATCGGTCGCGCGGCCGGCAACGCCAGTTCCACAATTCAAGCCCGTGCGCGCCAACCACGACTGGATGGATTGACTATGACACCACCGAACCCACTACCCAGCGACCCCTGCCAGGCACTGGCCCAAGCCAAGCAGCAGATGTACGCAATGATCTCCGGCGGCGCCGTGCGCGCCATCGAGACTCCGCAACTCGGCCGCGTCGAGTATAGCCAGGGCAGCGTCGCGGACCTGCAGCGCACCATCGACTGGCTGACCGGCGAATGCGCCGCGGCTAGCGGCGACACAACCACGGCAGCGACCCAACGCAGACGACCCCTGAGTCTGGAAGCATGGCCGTAAACTTTCTCAGTAAGTGGTTTGGCGGGAAGCTGAAGGCGCAGGCTGGCTGGATCGACACTGCGTATGCCGGAGCTTCGCGCATCCGTAAGCAGTTGGCCAACTGGCTGCCGACGCGCAGTGCCGCCGACGCGGACCTGCTGCCCAACCAGGACATGCTGGTCGCGCGGTCCCGAGACCTCGACCGCAACAACGGCGTGGCCGCCGGCGGCTTTCAGACGCTCTCCGATAACGTGGTCGGCGTCGGGCTACGCATGTCCTGCCGGCCAGACTGGCGAGCACTGGGGCGCGATATCCAATGGGCGGAAGAGTGGGGCCGGTCGACCGAAAGTCTGTGGCGCACCTGGGCCGACTCCACGGCTTGCGATGTGAGTGCGCAGATGAACTTTCCGGCACTCACGCAGTTGGTGTTCCGCTCGGCGTTGCAGAACGGCGAAGCATTGGCCTTGCCGCTCTGGATGGAGCGCAGCGACACTCCCTGGCGCACCTGCCTGCAGATGATCGACACCGACCGGCTCTCCAACCCGGGCTATGCGCTGCCCACGGTCGCGCTGCGCGGCGGCGTGGAGATGGACGCCTACGGCCGGCCAGTGGCGTACTACATCCGCAAGATCGATACCACCTGGGGCGTGCTCTGGAGCGGCCTGGTCGGCATCGGCAGCGTGGCAGGCCTGTCGTACGGCATCACGGGCAATTGGGAGCGCATCCCGGCCGAGACTGCCTTCGGGCGCAAGCGCGTACTGCACGTGCTGCAGCGCGAACGCGTGGACCAGACCCGCGGTAAGCCCATCCTGGCGCCCATCATCGAACAGTTCAGGATGCTGGATAGCTACCAACGCACCGAACTGCAAAGCGCCATCGTGAACTCCATCGTGGCCGGCATCATCGAGACGCCACTCGATCCCGCCGGCATCACGGAGCTCATGGGCGGGGATCCGAATGCGTACCTGCAGAATAAATGCGACTACCGCATCCAACTGGAAGGCGGCACGCTGATCCCGCTCTACCCGGGCGACAAACTCACACCATTTGTGCCGTCACGGCCGGCGCCGCAGTTCAGTAACTTCGTCGAAGCCATCTATCGGCAGATCGGCACGTGCTTGGGACTGCCCTATGAGCTCATCATCAAGGACTTCAGCAAAACTAACTATTCCAGCGCACGGGCAGCGTTGCTGGAGGCGTGGCGGTTCTTCATCGGCCGCCGCGCCTGGCTGGCCACCAACTGGTGCCAGCCGGTCTATAACCTGTGGCTCGAAGAAGCCGTGAATGCCGGTCTGGTCGAAGCTCCCGGCTACTACGAGAACCGGCAGTATTATCAGCGGGCTCGCTGGATCGGTCCAGGCCGCGGCTGGATCGACCCGGTCAAGGAAGCGCAGGCCGCCCAGCTTCGCATGGACATCTATATTTCGACGCTTGAAGATGAGTGCGCTGAGCAGGGGTTGGACTGGGATGAAGTGCTGGAGCAACGCGCCATGGAACAGTCTCGCATGCGCGAGCTCGGGCTCGCCGAAGCTCCCTTCTCGCCGGCGCCGCCGCGCGGCGAAAAACCCCAGCCCGATGTCGCCGAGGAAGGTGTCCCGGCCCAACAAGGAGTCGCCTGATGCTACTGAGAGTTATCGCTGCGCTCGACCTGCCTTGGGCCGTGGCGCCGGCCATGCTGGCGCGCATGAACCGCATCGTCGATGAGCATCTGGCCATGAACCAGGACAACCTGGAAGCCGTGGCCACGCGCATCGGCCAGCCGCTGGCCAATACCGAACGGGTCCAGATGCGCGGTTCGACCGCGATCATTCCCGTCGAAGGGCCAATCTTCAAGCGCGCCAACCTGTTCACCGAGATCTCCGGCGCCACATCGGTCGATGTGCTCGCCACTGACTTTCAGTCGGCACTGGATAACCTGGCCGTCGATCACATCCTGCTCGATATCGACTCCGAAGGCGGACAGGTCGACGGCATCATGGAGCTCGCCGACATCATTCGCGAAGGCAGCGCACGCAAGCCCGTCACCGCGTACATCGGCAACCTGGGGGCCTCCGGCGCGTACTGGCTGGCGAGCGCCGCGCCACGCGTGGCCATGTCGCGCGCTGCGTTTGCCGGCTCGATCGGCGTGGTCGCGAATATTAGGGACAACCGCGAAGCGCAGGCCAAGCAGGGTGTGCGCACCTGGGAGATCGTCTCTTCGATCTCGCCACGCAAGCGGCCGGATCCCGCCACCGACGAGGGCTACGCGCAGATTCAGACCATGGTCAATTCGCTGGGCGATCTGTTCGTCGAGCAGGTAGCCAAGTTCCGCGGAGTAACTGCGGACAAAGTGAAGAGCGACTTTGGCCAGGGAGGCTTGCTCCCAGCCGGACAGGCCGTCGGCGCCGGCATGGCCGACGAGATCACCAATTTCGAGCCGCTGGTGGCACGCCTGGCGGCAGGTCCGTCAGCGCGTGCCTATATCACTGTAAAGGAGACTCCTATGAACGATCCTACTCCGGCTCCGGCGCCGCTACCACCGACATCGGCGGCGGCACCGGACGCGGCTGCGCCGGCGGCGAGTCCTAACCCGCCGGTTGCGGCTGCGCCCATGTCTGAACGACAGCGCATGCTGGCCATTGTGCGCTCGGAAGAAGCGCAGGGACGCGAGAACCAGGCTAACATCCTGGCGCTCGAAACCGACGTCAGCGTCGAGCTCTGCCGGCGCATCCTGGCCGCCGGACCGCTGCCCACGATGCATACCAACCCGCTCGAAGCCGCCATGCGCCAAGTTCCCAACCCCCAGGTGGGACCCAACGACGGCCAGGAGCAGAATTCACCGCAGGCCGAAGCGCAACGCATTCTCGCCTTCGTGCCCAAGGAACGGCGCGCCCGCGCCATCAACGAGTAACCCAGGAGACGAACATGCCGACGTATGCACCTATCGGAAAAGCGACCTTCAGGTCTGAAGGTTCATTCACGTATTACGAGCTACTCAGCGATGGCGATGACATCGTCACTTCGCCGGGACTCCTGCAAATTGCCGCAGGAATTCAGAAACGCGGCGCCATCTTAAAGTGGGATCCCGCGACTACCAATGTCACCGTGCCGGCGGTGGAGACGGACTGCAATTGCATCCTGGCGGATGATACTGACCCGACTTCGGCGATCGCCCCCTGCAACATCTACAGGTCGGGCAAATTCAAAGCCGATGCGGTCATCTGGCCCGGTGCGCTTTCGCATGCGCTCATCACCGATGCGCTACGCAAGGTCACCATCCTGATCGAGTCAGTCATGTACACCGACGGCTCGCTGGTGAAGTCCGTGCCGACTCAGGCCGAGGCCGAGAATGCGCGCAAGGTGATCGAAGAGAACAAGCAGCGCGAGAAGGACGCGAAAAAGGCCATAGTCGCAGAAGAGGAGGAGAAAGTTCCGCCGCGCGACTCTCCTTACGCTTACCTCACGGAAGACGAGAAGGAGAAGGAGTCGCAACTGGCCGACATTCACGACCGCGAGAACGAAGAGAAAGCTGCCGCGGAAAAGGAGAAGGAGCCGGGCAAGCAACCACCTCCTCCGCATAACCCTGCTCCGCACACGCCACCGTCCAAGACACCGCCGCCGCGCAAGTCTGGCGAAGGCGACTAACTGATATTTGGCACGCCGCTCTGCAGTTACGTGACAACGACGGGGCGGCTAAACCGCAACTGAGTTACTGCATTCAACGAGCCCGCTGGAGGGGCTCTTTATGGATTTCTTTACTACTGACACGTTGAATGTCGTTGTCCAAAACTTGCTCGGGCCGGGCACCAACTGGCTGCTTGACCGTTATTTCCCTACGATTCAGACATCGCAGACCGAAGAAATTCATTTCGATGTGCTGCCTGGCAAACGTAGGATCTCGCCCTTCGTATCGTTCCTGGTAGAAGGTCAGATCGTCG